GACGGCGAGTCGGGGTTCGTGGTCACGCCCGATCACGACCTCCAGAACGTGTTCCGCAACCCCGCTGGCATTCCGGGTGCCGGCCGCGCCGGCGTGCGCATGGCGGTCCAGCAGGAAGGCGCGAGAACGCTCGATGCGTACGACGGATTCCTGCCGGATCTCTACGAGCGCGAGGGCTACGGCATCGTCGGCCGGATGAAGTTCGTCGACGAGTTCGCGCCGGCAGGTTGGAAGTTCGATGAGTACGGCCGGCCGGACATCATCTTCATGGCGCAGAACCCTGATCCGGCGGTCGAGGTCAAGGTGTTCACCGACTGGGACGAGGCGAAGGCGTACTCGCTCGCCGCTGCGCGCGACCCGATCGCGCCGGAGATGCTCGACACGGCCGACGCGATGGTCAGTCGCGCCGCCGAGCTCGAGCCGGCCACCACGGCGGAACTCTCGGCTATCGCGGACGCGGCCGGCGGCCAGATGGTCGGCCTCGAGTTCGCCGTCAAGTCGCATCCGTCGCTGGTGCGCAAGATCACTGCCGACCTCGCCACGGCGCGCACGATCGACGCGGCAGCCACGCTCCAGGACGTCGCCGGCGAGATCAACGACACGCTCCGCTACACGATGACGTTCTCGGCGTCCGACTACGCGCACGGAGTCCAGGACGCGATCTCTCGGCTCGAGGCGGGCGGCTTCAAGCAGATCAAGCTGAAGAACTACTGGGGCAACGCCGACTACCAGGGCATCAACGGCGTGTTCGAGAAGGACGGCTACCGCTTCGAGTTGCAGTTCCACACGCCGGACTCGTTCGATCTCAAGACGGCGCTGCACGCGCCGTACGAGACCTACCAGGGCCGCACTGGCGCGACCGACGCGGAGAAGCTGGCCGCGTGGAACCAGATGGCGGCGGAGCAGGCGAAGATCGACGTGCCGCCGAACGTGATGGATCGGTGAGAAGGTCGTCCATCCGCCTCCGGAAGGAGCGGCTGTCGCGGGGGTGCGAACGGTTGCGGAGATCGTTCCGGGAGCTCCGGCGTCGACGCTCATCGCGACGACCGAGAACATCGACGGCCGCGTCCTGGCGTACGCGCAGAAGCACCAGATGACTCCGGACGAATACAAGGCGGCCGCGCTCGACTCCATTCAGCGTGGCGTCGCGAACGCGCAGGTTGGGATTCGCATCAGGCCGGGCGGACTCGAGGCATTCCTGAACGATGGTCGCTACAAGACGCAGTTCGAGACGGGTACTTCAGGAGGATTGCTCTCGAATGCACTGCGAGCCGACGCCGAGTATCAGATGTTCGGCTATCCGTCCACCATGGACGCCGGCCTGCGCCCGGTCTACGGCTACCTCATCGGATCAGCCGACGAAACCGGACAGATCGGGATGGGCTACGGCGACATCCTTCTGAAGATGAAAAGCGCGACGAACGCTCGCACGACGTTCTCCCTTTCCGACTCGCTCGGATACGGCCGCGCCGGCGGTCTGGAGCCTCCATCGCTGCTCGACCCGACCCTCCGCGCATGGCCGCCAGGAACCGATCCTGTCGAGGCGAACGGCGTCCTCCGGAAACTCACGAACGGCGAGTACGTCGAGACGCAGATCCACGGCGGTGTCAACGTCTCCGACATCGAGGAGGTCTTCTTCTCGGCGGAGAAGGAGCAGGAGGCGATCACCGACACGGAATACCGTGCACGGATCGCAGAAGAGGCCGTCGCGCGGGGCGGCGATGCGAACTTCGCCGCGGAGATGCGTGCGAGAGCCGACGCTGTGGCCGCATATGGAGATCAGCTGCGTGCGCAACTCGACGCGATGGGGATCCCGTGGCGTGTCCTCGACTCGTTCGCTGATCTGACTAGCTAGCTAGAGAGAGCAGCGACGCGCTCGCGGACGTGCGCGAGGAACGCGGAGGAGGCGGACGGCTCGGTCCACCCTGGGGAATGAGCCGTGACCGAACCGATCGGCAGTGGATCGCTCAGCGAGTCCATTGTGGAGTCGTAGACGCGACCGAGCGGAAGATCTCCGTCTCCTACGCCGGCGTCGATCAGGAACTGCGAATCGCCCTGCTGACCGATGATCTTCGTCACGACGGCCAGACCGTGCCGGTAGCGATCGCCGTCTCGCGCGCCTCGGCGAGCGTGACATTCTCGAGGTAGCCGGGATCCTGGAACCGCGTCAGGAGCTCGTTCCGCGGAACCCACTGGCCGTCGCTGTTGAGGATCTCGATCTGCGGCCCGTCCCACCGGGCGATGATCAGCACCTTGCCAGCGCCGGTCTTCGCGACGTAGTAGAGCCACTCTCTCTGCGCGGTTGCCATCGCGGTCATTCTACTTCCCACCCTACGCCGTCCTCGTCGGCGCCGAACTCGGCGCGGAGAGCTTCGCGGCCGTCGCTCGTGATCTCGTAGGCGCGACCGCGCGTCCCGGACGTGTAGTGCGCGCCGATGAGTCCGCGGTCCTCGAGAGATCGGCACCGCGACCGGGCGGACGCGACGTCGACCAGCAGATGCCGGGCGATCTCGGGCGGATCGACGGGGCCGTACGCGCCGATCACGCCGAGAACCTGCGCCTGCATCGCGGTCAGCGCCATTAGAGGCCCGGGTCGGCGTCGGAGGTCACGGTGAACCCGTCGAACGCGCCGGCGATCTCGAGTTCCTCCTCGGATGGCGCGTAGCTCGCGGCGCGGCGCCGGATCCGCTCTGCGGTCGCGGCGTCGATCAGTGCAGATGGACCTCCGTCGCGGATGATCTCGTCGAGTTCGTCGGCGCTGGCACGCTCGAGCGCTTCGTAGTTCACGAAGTGGGCGTCGGCCTCGCTCGGGGAAACTGCCGCCCACATCTCCTCTTGCGCCTCGATTCCGCTCATGCTGCCACCGTCGCGGCGATGCGTTCGCGGACGATCTCCTCGATCCGGGCGATCTGCGCCTCGAACGTGTCGTCGTAGCGGCAGTAGCCGACGCCGCCCGGCTTCGGGATCAACTCTGCGCCGGCGCTGTCCATCACGTCGAACGATGCGTACGCGTCGTTGAACTGGTAGTGCACCGAGACGAGATGCGCGAACGAGTCGCTCGGCGTGAACCGGAGCGTCCCAGTGTTCGCCCACCCGCGATCGTTGGCGCAGTCGACGCCGAGGATGGACGCGAGATCCTCGAGTCGCTTCACGAACTTCTCCTGCGTGGTCATGATGCCTCCTCCGTTGGGCACTCGGCGTGGGTCGCCTCGCGCGTGAGCCGATACCAGATGATCGAGTCGCCGCGGTCGATCTCGCCGCCGCAGTCGGCGCAAGTGCCGCGGTAGCGGGACTCCATCGTGCGGCCGTGGCCGCGATCGCCGGCCGCGACCATCGCCTTCTCACGCTCGAGCTGGTCGGCCCGCTGCTTCGCGTTCCGGATCGTCGCGCCGAGGTTCGTCAGCGAGTAGCTCGGGTACGGGATCGCCTGCGACCGCTCGTACGGCCCCATCGCGGCGAGTTCCGCCTTGTGCTCGCTCCGGTACTTGGCGTTCGCGGCCTTCATCTCGGCGCGTTGCGCTTCGAGCCGCTCGACCTTCGCGTGCAGCTGCTCGACCGCGTCCTCGTCGTCAGAGAAGATCGAGGTGGCGAGCGCCCGGTCGATCCCGTCCGCGGCGGCCGCGTGGCGATCGGCCTTCCGTCCGAGCTCGATGGCCGCACTCATGCCGGACTCCATCCGAGCCTGATCGCGGCGAGCGTGGCGCTCGGAGTGGTGGCCGACGAGGATCGGCTGGCCGAACGGAATCCCGTCCGCGATCGCGTTCACCCGATCGTGCGCGGCGTCCGACTTCGCCGCGGCACTGCCGGCCCAGTCGCGCCGCTTTTCCGCTTTCCGCTCGAGCCTCTCCCTGCGCGTCATGCTGCCTCCTCCTGTTTGCTCGCGATGTAGTCAGATACGCGCTGCGGAGGCACGATCACCTGTTGCGGCCGTCCCCGGCGGCGCCTGGTAACGACGCGGATCTGCGCTGAGGCGACGAGATCGCGGACCCGGAAGTCCACGTCCATCATGTCCTCGCAGCGGTAGTAGTTGCGCCACCGGCCGACGCCTTTGCCGTCGGTCGTCATGAGTCGCGCTTGCAGCCACCAGTCCATCACTTCTCCTCCTTCGCTAGACAGGACTTGCAGATCCGCTCCGGGCAAAGCCGCTCGAACTCCTCGCGGTCGCCGACCGTGACGTTCCAGTGGATCGCCGAGGGCGCCGCTCCGCATAGCGCTCTGACGTAGACGTGATCAGGGCCAACGTCGAGGTCGGGCACGAGGTGGTACTTGCGCGTCGGCGCGAAGCCGCCGGACTCGTTGACGAGGTTGTTCATGCCGCCTGCGCGTCCTTCGCGTAGAGGTCGGAGAAGAGCGGCTCGATGCACGTTCCGAGGTCCAGGACGTAGATCCTCGCGCGCCCGTTCGTGTAGTTGCCCTCGATCCCGTAGAAGCCGGGGTAGAACCCGTCATCTTCCCGGTTCGAGGCCGGCCGATCGAACGATGAGATCGCGATCGCCGACACCTTCGGGATCCCGAGCTCGCCGATCACCGCTTTGATCGCGTGGCCTGGCATGAATCCGACCGTGAGCGACCCGCCCTCGGTGAGTTCTTGCCACTCCATCCGCTCTGCCTCGGCTGCGACTTCGTCGCGGCCGCCGAGACGCTCGACCATCTCGGCTCCGATCTCCGTCCAACTGCGCTCCGCACTCATGACGCCCTCCTGTCTCCGTAGAAGATCTCGTCGACGGTCCGCTGACCGTTCCGGACGAGGTCCGGCTGGCAGTTCGGGCACGCAACGAGCGGGATCCCGAGATTGCTATAGCCGACGACTTTCTGCGCTTCGCACTTCGCGCACGTCTCGGCCGCGGCGCGCTCGGCCGCGCGGTTCGCTGCGTGCGACCAGTCGTTCCAGAACGCCATCTAGCTCGCCTCCTCGATGCTGCATTCGCCACCATGCCGGTGGCCCGTGAACTGGTGGAAGACCGTCGAGACGCGCTCCGTCTCGCTGTCGACCATGTGGTAGAGCTTCCCGGTAGTCCGGTCGACGGCCAGCGGAACCAACTGGTCCCATGCGGCGAACCCGTCGTTCGGGTCGCCGAGATCGCGGCCGAGAACCTCGCCGAAGGCGGCGAAGACCTGCGACCGCCACTCCGGCGATGTCTGCCGCTGGGTCAGGATGTGGTCGCCGCCGAGCGAGACCAGCTCCGAGTTCGGCGTCGGTGCGTCGCCGAAGTAATCCGGATTCGTCGATCCCTGGCCGCCGGAGTGCGCGATGCTCACCGTGCCGTCCGGATTCAGCCAGTGCCGGTTGTAGGTCTTGAGGTCGATCATCGGGTCGAAGCGCGATCCCGCGAAGACCGCCACGACCGCGTCGACCTCCTTCATCGTCGGCCCGTCCGTCCAGTCGACGCGGATGCTCGAGCCGCCGGCGTAGCGGTCACTCTTGACCTTGAACTTCTGGCCCGGGAACGCCTGCTTCAGCTGCGCCCTGACCAGTTTCGCCGTCTCGGTCACGTCCAACCGGCGCGGCGAAGCGACTGCGATCTCCATGCTCCGTGCTCATCTTCCGATCTCCTTTCGCTCTCTCTTCTCCCGGTACAATCATATCAGTACGGCCGGGAGGTGCAAGGGATCGCCCGATCACGATCTGGCCGAGATGATCTCGTAGGCCCGCGACTTCCACCGCGGGATCGTCACCGTCACGAGGAACGCGCCGGCGCTGTTCATAGCCCAGAAGGTGCTGCGCTCGATGAACTTGAACGTGTCGTAGATGGCGCCGCTTGTGAACTCGATCGGCTCCGCGAGCCGGATGATCGTTCCCGGCGCGACGGCCTTCGCACGATCCCGCGCGGCGAGCTCCTGGGCGTTCGACGCGCGGCACTGCGCACGCCAGTCCTTCGCGTTCTCGTTGTCGGTCTCGGTGAGCCGATCGAGGATGCGATCCGGGCAGCGCGTGTCGTACGGGCCGAACGTCTCGTCCTGCTCCTTCCACCAGAAGTGGCCGCCGCGCGTTTCGCACGGGAAGACCAGAGCGAAGACCGCAGTAGCGTCGTCATCGGCCGAGCAAAGCTCGGGCAGCTTCCGACCTGCGAGGTAAACGACCCCGCCGACGCGCACGCAGTCGATGACCTCCATCCACGGATACTCCTGCTGGAAGAACTCCTTGTCGCTGAGTCCCTTCGGGCGATCGCAACTGATCGAACCCATTAGTCCACCTGCCTTTCGTTGTCGAAGCGATGCGGAATCCGGTCGGCGAGCCACCGATGCTCGCCGAGGCGCGCGACGCGAACCACGAGCCGCGGCGTGTTGACCTCGTCGGCGATCAGCCGCAGATGGCGCTGCCAGTCGCCGCCGCACTTCCGCGGGAAGTGACCGTCGATCGCCTGCGAGGTCCCGCGCGACGTGTCGCCGCGCGGCGCCTCGAGCCAGCCGGCGCGGCGGTTGATCGCCTGGTTGACGAGCCACGCCGGGTCCGTCCTCATGTGGACGGGATAGCCGGCCGCGCGCGCATTCTGGCACGTCTGGAGGTAGTCGATCGTCGCGCGGATCTCGCTTACTGGATCATCCGCCGCGATCGCGTCCTCCTCGGCGGGGTTCTCAGCGAGCCACCTGCGCAGGTCGCGGACCGTCATCCCGGACCGCAACCGCACGCGATGCCGCGCGTCGATCTGCTGGTTCTTGTAGCCGCCCTCGCGCCGAAGGTCGTAGAGGGCGAGGATCTTCGTCGCGCTCTCGCGCGAGCAGCCGTTCGGCAGCACCGCACCGCTCATGACTTGCCCTCGATCTCGCAGGGCACGAGGACCTTGCCGCCGTCCCATGCCCAGTCGCTGAGGCGCGATCCGCAGTCCCAGCAGCGGACGCCTTCCTCGCCGGCGTTCGGATCGCCGTCGTTCGTCGCTGCCGGGCTATCGAGCGGGTAGCCGCCGCCGTGCGGACACATCGCCGCGGACGCGGCCGGATCCGTCGCGCGCAGTGCCTGCGACTTCTGCTTCTTCGCGTGCATCCTGGCGCCTTGCGCCTCGAGCGATGCCATCTCCATGTCGGCGTCGAAGCGCTCCGCCTCGATCGCGTCCGAGTCGAACCATCCGCCTTCCATTAGAGGCCGTACGAGAGCGCGAGTGCCTCGCTCTCGTCCTTTCCCGCCTCGGTGACGCAGGCGTTTGCGGTGCAGACCTCGGACTCGAACCTTGCGGCGTCGAGATGGTCGAGTGTCCCGTGTTCGAGCCGCATCCACGCCTCGATGTGGCGCGGATCGTGGGCCGTGAGCGTTTCGATTCTGGTGCGGTACATCCGGTCTCCTTTCGTTTCTTCTCCCGGTACAACTATATCACTCGGGATGGGTACCGCAAGCGCCCGATGAAGATCTCTGCGCACCCCGTCGTAGGCTTCCGAGCGGATCAAGTTGTCGCCAATCGTGGGGAGGGACTGAGAGATGGCCCATCGTGGAAGAAGTGCCAGGCGTCGCCGTTCGTCGCTCAGAGCAGCTCGCTCGAGCCAGGCAGAGCAGACGCAGAACCCGGAGCTCGTCGCGGTACTCGCGCAGCGGCGCGAGGCGCGCGAGGCCGCCGCATCGGGCGCGCTCGCGGTATCCGGTTCGACATCGCTGGATCTCGGCGCGCGCGATGCCAAGTGGGACGGGCCGGCCGCAGAGAAGGCCGTCCGCGACTGGTCGGGCGCCGAGGACGCTCCGAACGCGAAGTACGCGCAGGCGTTCTTCCTCAAGCGCGACGACGGCTCGAACTTCGGCGACTTCGGACTCGGCTTCGCCGAGCCTGTCGACGGGAAGCTCCAGGCGAACTGGGGCGGCATCACAGCGGTCGCCGGCGCGCTCTCGGGCGCGCGCGGAGGCGTCAAGGGCGCGTCGGACGCCGACATCGCCGGGATCAAGACTCGCGTCGCTGGCTACTACTCGAAGGCGGCGAAGCTGTTCAAGGACGACGCGATCAAGGTGCCGTGGGAGGCCGCGGCGGAGGCGTCGATCGCGTTCGCGCTCGATCGCGGACTCGACGTGTTCTACGCTGAGGACGACGGCAGCGAGGAGCGCTACGTCGGCATGGGCGGCGACTTCAACCCCGTCGAGCTCGTCGAAGT